TATCACATCTCTCTAACGAAATTACCTGAACCGGAAATCTATTTATTGATACAAAAACCTTCTCTTCTGTCGCCGTAGAACAACTTGACCCACCCGAATCACTCCCTTCACTCCCTTCACTCCCTTCACTCCCTTCACTCCCTTCATCCGTTAATGATGTGCGAGAAGAACACGTAGATGCGCTTCTCGTAACGCTTTTATTCAACAATTCGCCTATTGCTTTCCCCGACGAATATAATTCCTCTATGTTTTCTAAACCACCATTACTATTACTATTACTATTATTGTCTTTCTTAAAAACTTCATCCAGACAATTTAAATCTTTTACATCCGACAAATTTAAATATTTAGGAGATACATTTTCACTTATACGTAGTTGCTTTTTATGATTTCTTGAACCAGAATTTATAAACTCTTCGTGTATCGTATTATCTAACTTAAATAGTTTATTTACATTTGATGTAAAATAGTCGCTATCATATAAATATTCTATATCATCTATTATATCCACCTCAAAGTTCCTTTTTATACCTAAATAACTTCCAAAGAAATCTAACCCATGTATAAAATTATGTTTATGAAGCAATTGACTTGTTAAATATGTCGCAAATGAGTCTACATATGCCGAATTATTCTTATCTAATATCTTCGCATAACTATCCTTATTATTCATCTTTGGCAAATTAAATAATTTATTGTCGTCTTCCTCATATTTTCCTGTCATATATTTTACCGGGTCTAACAAAGGCGACAATTTAAAAAACACCTTCTTGTCACATAATACATTATCAGTGTTTCTAACGAAAGCTTTATCTTTATCTTTATCTTTATCTTTCTCATATCTCTCCAGTTTATAGTGTTGGTTCAAATTTATTGAATTATAATTATCATCATTTAACGAAAAGAATCTTTCATATATTGGAACATAATTTTGTAATTTCTCCATGCCTAATCCATCCTCCTTTTCAAAACAACGAAATAATTCGGTATTATCATTTTTTGAATAATTAACTTCCATATTTTGTGAATACATTTCTATTATTCATTTTAAACTAATTTTGCGGATAAATATTTATTTCATTATAGATATTTATCTATATATAATGACCCTCGAATTAAAGAAATTCTCTATGAATGATATTACCTTTAAACCTACCGAAAATAAGGGACCCGTTGTTGTTTTAATTGGACGACGTGATACCGGCAAAAGTTACCTCGTTAGAGACCTATTATATAACCACCAAGATATACCTATCGGAACGGTCGTTTCCGGCACCGAAGCCGGCAATGGCTTCTACGCCAGCCACATCCCGAAATTATTTATCCACGACGAATATAATACCGCTATTATTGAAAATATTCTTAAAAGACAAAAAGCAGCCCTGAAGGCCGTAAGAAAGGAAATGACACAATATAAAAAAAGCAATATTGACCCCAGAGCATTTGTTATCCTCGATGATTGTCTATACGATAATACATGGACTAAAGACAAAATGATGCGACTTCTTTTTATGAATGGTCGTCATTGGAAAATTATGCTTATTATTACTATGCAATATCCTCTTGGTATTCCCCCTAATCTTCGCACCAATATAGATTATGTCTTTATCTTAAGAGAACCCTACATTTCAAATCGTCGAAGGATTTGGGAAAATTATGCCGGCATGTTTCCTACCTTCGAATCCTTCTGCCAGGTTATGGATCAATGTACCGAAAATTTCGAATGTCTAGTTGTTAATAATAACTCCAAGTCTAATAAATTACAGGACCAAATCTTTTGGTATAAAGCAGAACCACACGGAGATTTTAAATTAGGTTCTAAAGAATTTTGGGATATATCCAAAGATTTAGACTCCGACGACGACGAAGCACCCTATGACCCCGATGCTTCTAAAAAAAGAGGGGCCGGTCCAAAAATTAACGTTCGAAAGTCTCGATGGTAATTCTAGGTTTTCGACCCCACCCAACAAAATGTTTATATTGATGCAACGCTTTAACTTCATAGGAGAAAAAATGACACCATTCATTCTTTTCTACAAAACATTCCCACTTTTGTCTTACACCCTTTGACATTTACACCCTTGAAGATTTTAAAATGATTTGCATCATTCAGCGATTCATTTATTCAAAAATCAGTATAATACCCGTTCTTCATTAGAATTAGATAATGCCATTGCCTGATTAATGAATTGAATATGATACGTTCTCACCGTTTTCATATACCATATACCATATATCATATACTATATCTAGACTTTACTTGCCACGCATCGTAATTCATCTGCCTTTTTCTTATTCATTTCAAGGTCCCTTTTTATTTGTTCAGCATCTTTTATATAGCTACAATTATGTGCCTCCGGTAAACGATGTGCTATACAAAAACATAATTCACATTTACACATACCAATTAACGCAGCGGCAGGAGGTATTCTTTCACCACATCCATCAAAAGGACATCTCTTACACTTCTTCGCCATTTTATACTATTGATATAAATATTATATTATATATATCAATTCTATATAAATTATTTAATAAATTATATATCGCTATTCTCTAATGTATTCGCGAATTTATTCACGAATTTATTATCCATAATAGGTACGATTACCCACGTCACGGCCTGTATCTGTATCGGTTTCATTCGCCAACATTGTTTTAATTTTTACATTAGCGGTGGCTCTTCCTACATATAGAGGTGTCGGGGCAGAATTTCGATAAGCCCGTTGCGTCATTAATATTGACTCTCGTTATTCCCGATGACGCATTGAACCGACGGCAGAACCCTTCGACCCACTTTTTATAGATTTATCGCGTATAGTTATTCGTTTATCTTTGCAAAATATTCTTTTGTGGCGAGGCGGTTGTACACATAGTATATTATAAATGAATAAGGTTATTTATCCGTACTATCTCTAACTAACTTACTTCTTAGATATCCCTGTAATACCTCCGCACTTTTATGTTTTTCGAGGTTTTCTAAAACATCTTGTAAACCGTGGTCACTATTCTTATCACGAACTACATTTTCGCTGTCAAATAATTCTTTGCGAATATTAGCAGAGATAACTTCATTGCTTAACTCGGTATCTTCCTCGCTGGCACCTTTTACATCAATTAAGTCGCCTTGTTTATTTATTGTCTGTGTAAGAACATTACCACTAATTGAAGCTTTTTCAATGTTATCTTCAATCGCGGTCCTTTTTGCATCTTGAACGCGATTATCAAATTCTTTTTTAGCACATGCTTCATTCTTATTCTTTTCATGCATCAATTGATTTAATTCCTCTTCCAAATATTCTACCCTACCGGTATTATACGCCTCGGGGTGGAACGGCATCCAGACTCCAACTTGCCCGACATAAACATCGTGATTCGGGTCGGCTTCTCGCAACATTTTACATCGAAGCTCGGCTTCCTGAATCGTTGGATAAGAGCCTCTAACCTTGATACCGCGTGAATTGGTTTGATAAGCGTGGATCTCGCTGAATTCGGCGTTTAGTTCATCTTCATTCTTTTCAATAAAACTTTTATAATCATCCGAGACATTGTAATTATATAGAGCATCTTTTTCAGTCTTGACAAATTCTTGTAAATCATCTTGAATTAAAGCCTGGTCTAAATTATGTTTGTAACTTATAAAATGTAAAAACTGTGTAAATTTGTCAAGTGATTTAGAGATTTCCCATTTATTAACAAATTTTTCAAATAAAAACTCCTTTTTTTCTTTTAAAATATTCTCGGGAGATAGAAAAGATAAACATACAAACTTTTGTCCTGCAATAGTTCTATCTTCATCCAAAACATCCACATATTTAGGATTATTTTTTCCATTATCATCCGCTTTCAATTCAAAATTAGGTTTTCTATTCATAATATAAATTATTTAAATTGATATTTAAGTAGTTATATTATCAATATATTTTTTTCTAATTAGATAATATAATATGTTAGATGGACTTAATTTACAAGATTTTTTAAATCGCGCTATCAAATACCTCGTTGAAGGTATTATGGTTGCGCTCGCCGCCTTTGCTATTCCCAAGAGAACATTAAATCTTGATGAGATTGCCTTAATTGCTTTAACCGCGGCCGCCACATTCAGTATTCTAGATACATATGTTCCAAGTATGGGCGTCCAGGCTCGCAGTGGCGCAGGACTAGGCATCGGTGCTAATTTAGTTGGTTTCCCTCTCTAAATTATATATTTAATTATAATTAACGTAAGATTATAATTAAATCGTTGTTATAAACTCCCAATCCAACTCTTCGCATATTTTCTTCCAAATTTCGTCCTGTTCTATTCGTTTTTCTCTATCTTTTAACATTGGGAAGTAAGGTAAGAACTGTGTTTGGTCTAATAGTTCGCAAAGTTTATAAACTGTATAATAATAATTTAAAAAATTTACCCTATCGTCGGGACAAAATTTCGCATAGGGTGCCTGAATATCCATAAATAAATTACATAAAAGCTCCTCCAATTCTGGCCTCATAATCGGTGGCTTTATACCTAGTTTATCTTTAATAAAAGGTATGTGTTCATAATATTTGTTATAACCTAATTTTTTTAAAATATCCTTAGCCTTCTTATTTGTTAATTGTTCTAACACTAGTCGTTCTCTTTTTATTTGTTTTTTTATATTTTCAAGCACGTCATTGGGTATTACTGTTGTTTCTTTGGCTTGAAATTGCGCGAGTATTTCTCTAAAATGGTTGATTCTCTTATACGCATAAAAACATACTTCTTTAGGAGGTTCTTTATAAGAAGGTTTATCGTTATCTACTAAATATCTTTCATTATAACTACATTGATTGCATACCAATATGCCTTCGTTTTCTACCATTATCATCTCTCCTCTCTCACATGTTTTACATATATCAGACTGTACTACAAAATTATTAATGTCAATAAAAGATTCATCTATATTTGATAAATATTGCTGAACATTCGTTTGCTCTTTATCATAACTACCGAGTGAATTTTCGTCATTTTCAATATTGAAAAATGAGTTAGATAAGCTGAGAAAAAACACTGTAGATTGGGTTGAGTTCTCTCAGTTGTTCGTAGATTCTTTCAATGAAGTATATCAAGAAGAATGGTTTGAACAATAC